TCGCAGAGGACTACGCCAGCAAGGTGAGCGCCAGCGGCCTGCTGGAGCGCTGCGAGCATTACAAACCCGGCACTGTGCCAGATGGTGCGTCGGCCATCACGGTCGGCGTTGACGTGCAGGACAACCGCCTGGCGATCAGCGTCTGGGCATGGGGACGCGATGAGGAAGGCTGGCTGCTGGATCACCAGGAGATCCACGGTGACCCGAGCCGCGCAGACCTCTGGAAGCAGTTGGATCAGCTGGTACTACGCGAGTGGCCGCACGCGCAGGGGCATGGCATCCGGCCGCATGTGGTAGCGATCGACAGCGGCGGCCATTTCACGGCGGAGGTTTATCAGTACGCACGCGAACGCGGCAGGCAGGGCGTGATTGCGATCAAAGGCGCCAGCCAGCGCGGCAAGCCACCGATCGGCAAGGGCAGCCGGGTGGATCTCAACGCCAAAGGCCAGACCATGAAGCGCGGCGCAGTGGTGCATCCGGTCGGCAGCGACACGATCAAGACCACGCTGTTCGGCCGGATCAGGCATAGCGAGCCTGGGCCTGGCTACCTGCACTTCCACATGGATGCAACGGTTGACTACTTCGAGCAGCTGACCGCCGAGAAGCAGGTGATGCGATACAACCGCTCAGGGTTCCCGGTGCGCGAATGGGTCAAGAAGCCATCAGCGCGCAACGAGGCGCTGGATTGCTTGGTGTATGCCTATGCCGCGCTGTGCCATCTCTACACGCGCTATGACCGCAAGACGATATGGGATCAACTCGACAAGCCAGCAGAAGCACGCGCTAAGCCGTCGCTAAGATCAGCTAAGGCTGGCGCAGCCTTCCTTAGCAACTGGTAACGGTGAACATCCCTGCGACAATCCGAGCCGGCGACACGGTGAAGTGGCGGGATGATGCCAGCGTGGATGCGTTTGGCAATGCCGTCACTAGCGGCACCTGGGCGCTGACCTATTACTTGCGCACCAATACTGCAAGCGAAGGCGCAACGATCACCGGCACCGCTTATGGCCAAGGGTGGGAGCTGACCATTACCGCGGCCACGAGTGCTGGCTTCGACGCAGGGCAGTGGTACTGGCAGGCGATTGCAACTGCCGGCAGCGAGAAGCTGACACTCGGCGCTGGCCAGCTTGATGTACTGGCGGCATTGAACTACGCCGGATCGCCTGGCGCGTTTGATGGCCGCAGCCAGGCGCAGCAGGATCTCGATGCGGTGCAGGCTGCAATCCGCGCGATGATTGCAGGCGGCGCTGTGCAGCAGTACAGCATTGGAAGCCGCAATCTGACAAAGATGAGATTGGAGAGCTTGCTGCAGCTGGAGGCCAAGCTCAAAGCTGATGTGAAGCGTGAGCAGGCTGCCGAGCTGGCGGCCAATGGCATGGGCAATCCGCACAACCTATTCGTGAGATTCAGCTGATGGCCAAGAAGCGCAGACAACAGGCGGCACCATCAGCACCGCGGCGGCGGATGTACCAAGGCGCGCAGTTCAGTAGGCTGACTGCTGACTGGGTGACAGGCAACACCAGCGCCGACAGCGAGATTTACGGCAGCGCGCAGAAACTGCGCGATCGCGCGCGGCAGCTGTGCAGGGACAACGACTACGCGCGGCAGGCATTACGCGCGATCGAGGGCAACGTGATCGGGCAGGGCATCCCGTTTCAGTCGCAGGTGCGGATGCAGCGCGGCGGCAAGCTTGATACTCAGGTCAACGATGCGATCGAGGCGGCATGGCGGCAGTGGACAACTGCGCGGCATTGCCACGCCGGCGGCAAGCTGAGCTTTGCCGACATTGAAAGGTTGGTGATCCGCGCCTGCGCCGAGAGCGGCGAGGTGTTTATCCGACTTGTGCGGCAGAGCTTTGGCGGCAGCACTGTGCCACTGGCGATGGAGGTGATTGAGGCAGATCAGCTGGATGATGGCCTGAACGGCCGCAGCCAGCAGGGCAACGAGATCCGCATGGGCGTGGAGGTTGACGGCTGGGGCAGGCCGATCGCGTATCACTTCCTGGCGTATCACCCGGGCGACTACCAGTTCAGCAACCAGCAGATCAGCACGCAGCGCCACAAGCGCATCCCGGCTGAGGAGATCATTCACCTTTACCGCGCCGAAAGGCCCGGCCAGACGAGAGGCGTTACGTGGTTCGCCAGTGCAATTCAACGACTGCACCACCTGGCGGGTTACGAGCAGGCCGAGGTGGTGCGCGCTCGAGCCAGCAGCGCGCTGATGGGATTCATAACCAGTCCTGAAGGTGAGCTGATCGGTGATGATGTGATGGACGGCGAGCGCGTCAGCAACTTCGAGCCTGGCGTCTTCAAATACCTGAATCCTGGCGAATCGGTCACGGTGCCGAGCCTTGATAGTCCCGATGGTCAGTTCGAGCCATTCCTACGCGCGATGCTGCGCGCCATGGCTGCCGGCATCGGCTGCAGCTATGAGACGATCTCGCGCGACTTCAGTCAGACCAACTACAGCAGCAGCCGGCTCAGCCTGATTGAAGACCGCGACCACTGGCGGATTCTGCAATCGTGGATGATTGAGAACTTCCACCGCCGCGTGTTCCACGAATGGATTGAGCTGGCGGTGCTGAGCAATGCGCTATCTCTGCCTGGCTACGAGCTGGCACCCGATCGCTTCAAGGCCGCGCGTTGGATGCCACGCGGATGGGCATGGGTTGACCCTGCCAAGGAAGTGGCCGCATACAAGGAAGCGGTGCGGTGCGGCTTCAAGACGCTGGGCGAGGTGGTTGCAGAGCAGGGCGGGGATCTGGACGAACTGCTGCTGGCGCGACAGTCAGAGCTGGCAATGCTCGATCAGATGGGCATCGTGGTTGATAGCGATCCGACGCAGGTAACCGGCGCTGGCCTTCAGCAGATCGGCAATCCTTACCCAGAGACGCAACTGCCTACTGAGGATCCCGCCTAATGGCCAACGTCAACGGCACCGAGATCAGCCTGATGCCAACCGATGGAATGCGCGAGGAGGCTGAGCGTTACCGCGCATGGAAGGCTGAAGGCGAGCAGGGCGGCACTGATGTGGCAGCCACCAGAGCATCGCAGATCCTGAGTGGTGATGAGCTGTCGCCCGACACCGTGATCACCATGGCTGCATGGTTTGCGCGGCATGAAGTCGACAAGCAAGGGCAAGGTTTCAGCCAAGGCGAAGACGGCTACCCATCACCGGGCCGCGTGGCATGGGCGGCATGGGGCGGCGATGCTGGCCAAAGTTGGTCTACATCCAAGGCCGATAGGATTAAGGCATTGCAAGATCGCACGATGGAACGACCGTATCCCAATGAGCACGCGGCGCGATTGACCGATCCTGATCAATACGATGAGATCCGGCGCGTGAATGATGAAGGCGGCCCTGGCGTTGATTTCATCTATGGGATCAAGGATGGCAATACTGAGCTGCAGGCCATTCGCTTTGATGCGGCGCGATTCAGCACCGACGAGGCCCGGCAGTGGCTAAGCGACAATGACATGCAGGAGATCCTGTTTGAGGTGGCAACCGGCGAGCGGATGCAGCGCTCTGAACCGGTGGCCTTCACCCGTTCAGCGCAGATCGCAGAAGATGATCGCACGCTTGAGTTCCCATTTTCAAGTGAGTATCCAGTTGCGCGCTACTTCGGCAATGAGATCCTGGCCCACACCCGCGAGGCCGTAGACCTTGCGCGGTTGAACGATGGCGCGCCGCTGCTGTTCAACCATGACCCGGACAAGCTGATCGGCGTGGTCGAGCGCGCATGGGTGGATGAAGACCAGAAGCGCGGATACGCGCGCGTGCGCATGAGCCGCAACCCATTTGCGCAGGAGGTGATGAATGATGTTCGTGATGGCGTGCTGCGCAATGTGAGCTTCGGCTATGCGATCAACGATATGGAGCAACGAGGCGAAGACTTTATCGTGACGCGATGGAGCGCGCATGAGCTATCGCTAGTGTCAATTCCTGCTGACCCTACAATCGGAGTAGGGCGTTCACTGGATGCTCCGGTCGCGGCCACAGCCGCATCACTTGTCCCAACTTCTACCGACATGGAAGACACCACCACCGATCTGATGGCGGTGCGGGCTGAAGCGGCTTCAGAGGCTGCCAAGGCTGAGCGCATCCGCATTTCTGGCATCACCGCTATCACTGAGAAGCACGGCATGTCCGACCTTGGCCGCCAGCTGATCGAATCCGGCCGCAGCCTTGATGAGGCTCGCGCTGCTGTGCTCGATCAACTTGGCAGCAAGGCGCAGCCTGTCAGCGAGTCCGCTGGCGACATTGGCCTCAGCGCCAAGGAAACCCGTGAGTTCAGCTTCCAGCGCGCGATCAACGCACTGGCCAACCCTGGCGACCGCAAGCTGCAGGAAGCCGCGGCCTTTGAGCGCGAGTGCTCCGAGGCTGCCGCTGCACGCGCCGGCAAGGTTGCTCAGGGCATCATGGTGCCGAGCGAGGTACTGCGCCGTGACCTGACCGTTGGCACCGCATCTGGCGCTGGCGATCTGGTCGGCACTGACTTCCGTCCTGGCAGCTTCATCGAACTGCTGCGCAACCGCTCGGCACTGGCCGGCCTTGGCGTCACCAGCCTGACCGGACTGACCGGCAACGTGGCAATCCCGCGCCAGACGGCTGCGGCAACTGCGTATTGGGTGGCTGAATCTGGTTCGCCCACCGAGTCCCAGCAGACGGTGGATCAGGTGAATCTTTCGCCAAAAACCGTAGGCGCCTTTACCGACTACAGCCGCCGCCTGATGCTGCAGGCCAGCATCGACGTGGAACAGATGATCCGCCAGGATCTCGCCACTGTGCTGGCACTTGAGATCGACCGCGTTGGCCTCTACGGCCTGGGCAACACCAGCCAGCCGCTTGGCATCAAGCTGACCACTGGCATCAACACCGAGGACTTCGGCGCCGCCACCCCGACCTATACCGAGGTGGTGAGCATGGAATCCAAGATCGCCGCGGACAACGCCGACATCGGCGCCATGGCGTATCTGATGAATGCCACCATGCGCGGCAACCTGAAGACCAAGGACAAGGGCACCGACACCGGCGCCTACGTGTTCGAGCCTGGCGGCACCGTCAACGGTTACAGCGCCGTCGTCAGCAATCAGGTTGAGTCTGGCGATGTGTTCTTCGCGGTGTGGAGCCAGCTGATCATGGCGATGTGGAGTGGATTGGATCTCACCGTGGATCCCTACACCCACAGCACCAGCGGCACCGTGCGCGTGGTGGCCCTGCAGGATGTGGACTTTGCGGTCCGTCATCCCGAGGGCTTCTGCCGCGGCAACAACACCCTCTGATGTTGATTCAAATCCTTAAGGACACGTCCATCAGGGGCGTGGCTGTCAAGGCAGGGCAGGTGGTTGATACCGAGCAATCGGACGCCATCGCCCTGATCAACATGGGCAAAGCGCAGCCGGCTCCGATTGTGGAGCCGGTCCCGGCAGTTTGCCCGCAGCCTTTCCGCAAACCATCCCGCAAGAGGACCAATGGCAATCTTCCAACAGACACTTGAGAAGCTGCAGCATTTCACGCTGCTGGCTACTACCACCATCACCGCTACCGGCAACCAGACCGGCGTCGATCTCCTTGAGTACGACGGCGACATTCAGATCATCTTGGCCGGCACTGCTGCTGGCGCCAGCGCTGATCTGACGTTCCGCATCGAGGAATCTTCCGACAACAGCACGTTCACTGCTGTGACCGGTGGCACGTTCACTGCGATCGGCAACGCTGCCTACAAGGAAGTGAAGACGCTCAACCACGACGACCTGAAGCGTTACATCCGCCTGAGCTGCACGGCTGAGACGGGCACCGCTTCTAGCGCTGTTACATGCTTCGGCTTCGGCTTGAAGAAGTACGGCTGAGCTGTTCAATGATGGCCCCTGCTTGAGCTGGGGCCTTTCCTAGACTGAGGCCAATTGCTACTGCACCATGGCCATCGCCAGCATTCCGAGCATCACGTTCACCCGACCGGCGAACACGACCGCCTATACCGCTGGCGATGTGATCGGCAGTGCAACTAGCGCGATCCATGAATTGACCGGCGCGGCAAGTTCGTCTTCGTTTGTATTTGTGCAGTCGATCCAGCTGCTGATTAACAATACGACGGTGCCATCCGGCATGGCCGGATTCCGCGTGCATTTGTATTCGGCGGCGCCTACCGCAATTCTTGACAACGCTGCCTATACCTTCACGACATCTGATGCTGCAGCATGGCAGGATAGCTACGACCTTGGCACGCCTGCTGTTCGTGGTTCTATGTTGCGCGTGCAAGCTTACTACCAGGGCGGCATCATGAAGCTGCAGCCGGCGTCATCCAGTTTGTACGCAGTGCTAGAGACCCTGGGCGCCTATACGCCTGCCAGCGGCACCGCTTATACGCTGCGCGTCAAAGTGCTTGAGGCTGGATTCTGATGATTGGCGCGCCGGTCTTCCGCTATGTGCTGACGCCAGGATGGGCCGGCGATAGCTTGGCGCGCGCTGCGCAAGCGGTGCCAAGCCTCGACCTCAACTTCGCCGTCACCAAGACTGTCGGCCCCCTCGTCACCTTCACCCGCGCCAGCACCGCGACCTTCATCGACAGCGCGGGAACGCTGCAGACGGCGGCTGTGGATGTGCCGAGGTTTGACCATAACCCCACGACCGGCGAAAGCCTGGGCCTGCTGGTGGAGGAGCAGAGGACGAATCTGCTACTGAATACAGCAACGCTATCGACTCAATCAGTCACCGTTACAGCAGCCGCTCACACGTTGTCTTTTTATGGCTCAGGGACTGTCACACTTTCTGGAGCAAGCACGGCAGGCCCAGCTGTTGGCACCGGTGCGTTTCCGGCGCGGACAACGCTGACATTTACGCCATCTGCTGGCACGTTGACGCTGACGGTGACAGGCAGTGTCACCAGCGCCCAACTAGAAGCCGGTGCCTTTGCCACCAGCTACATCCCCACCACCACAGCCGCAGCCACCCGCAGCGCGGACGTTGCCAGCATCACGGGGGCAAACTTCAGCTCCTGGTATCGGCAGAGTGAGGGGACGGTGTTTGCGGAGTGGAAGTGTGATCCAAGCACAGGAAGCCATTGGCCCAATCCCGCGTACTTTGACGACGGCACAAATAACAACTACATCGGTTTGCAGTACAGGCTGCCAGGCGCAAAGACAATCCGACTGAACGTTGTTAGCGGTGGCGTTTCATCAGTTTCAACTACAACAAATGCTTACACCCCCGGCCAATCAGGAAAAACTGCCGCAGCATTCAAGGTAAATGATTTTGGGGTGGTTCTTGCAGGATCAACGGTTGCAACCAGTGCTACTGGATCCATGCCTTTGGTAACTACGGCTCGGATTGGTTTTGAAACTGTATCCAGCTCATACTTCAACGGCACCATCCGCCGCCTCACCTACTGGCCCCAGCGCCTCCCGAACTTCACTTTGGAGGCAATTACCCGATGACCCACTACATCCGCTTCCCCGACGAATCCACCGGCATGGCTGCGCTGGATGCTGCTGGCTTCACTACCACCAATGAAGACGGCGACACCGTGGTGCTCACCGCCAGCCACACGCACGCCCTGGATGTCATCGGTCCCATCTACACAAATGGCACCTTTGACCCCGACACCGGCGAAGTGATCACCCCACCCGTGCTGCTGAGCGGCTGGCACGTCAACTACATCGGTGAGCTGCCTGATGGGTGGGACGCTTACATCGTCGAACCCAAGCATCCATCGAGGGTATTCGCGTGACCATCACCGAGAACCTAGACGCATTCCTGGATGACTTCGGCGTGACATGCACTGCCGGAGCGGTGACTGCACTGGGCA